ACAAAGGATTGATTCGAAATTTTTCGAAAACGTCATCTGTATCAACTGCCTAAAGAACAAGACCTACTTAACGAAACTAGCTGACATCTACGAATCCTCTTATTTTGAAGATAAGGGGATTCGTATGATCCTAGATATCTTGTTTGAGCATCACAGTGAAACAGGAAAGGCATTAAGTCTTACCGAAATTAGGACAGTCATCACTGATCCTGAAAAAGTTACACTGTACTTTGATACTGTTAAGAAGTTGCAATCTAACGGGTGGACAGATACTTTTGATCCAGAAGAATTGTTGACTAATACTGAACAATTCTTCAAGGAGAAAGCTGTATGTAAAGCTATTCTTGATACCACTGACAAACTCTCAGAGAACCATATTGATACGAGCGACATCCTAGACAAGTTTGAAAAGGCTTGTAATATGTCACTCATCGACAACATGGGTTTCGAATATTTCAAACAAATCGATGAGCATATCGACTACCTGAAGAAGCCACAGAAACACATTTCAACTGGATGGGCGTGGCTCGATAAGCAGTTGAACGGTGGTTGGCTTGCTGACGGTAGAGCTATCTACGTTTTTACTGGATGGACGAACGTAGGAAAGTCTATCTTCTTGGGCAACGTAGCTTTGAATCTGCTCAAGGGAAACAAGAACGTTCTAGTCATCACACTCGAAATGACAGAACAAATCTATGCCCACAGATTGAGCAGTCAGCTTAGTTTGATTCCTTACAACGATCTCTATGCCAAGACAGATTTGTTGAAATCTGAAATCATCAAGTTCAAAAACGGAAAAGCAGAAGAAGAGAAGATACCTCATCCAGATGCTAAGATCGTTATCAAAGAGTTTCCTACTGGTAAGATGACAGTTGAGCATATGAATGCCTACATTCATAAGCTTATCAAAAAAGGATTCAGACCTGATGCTATTGTTCTTGACTATATCAACTTGATCAAACCTTCCAAGACCTACAAGGGTAGTAACACTTACGAGGAGATCAAGAAGATCAGTGAAAATCTTCGTGCCAGTACTTACGAGTTTGAAATTCCTATCATTACAGCAACACAGTTGAATCGTACTGGTGCAGGAAAGTCAAACCCTGGTATGCAGAGTATCAGTGAAAGCATCGGCTTGAGTTTCACCGCAGACGTACAGATGGCAATTTGGAGAAACGAAGATGACGGTCCAACCGGATTTGTACATCTAGGTATGCAGAAAAACAGATATGGACCCAATTTCGGTTCATGTGTGTTTCGACTAGACACCAATACACTAGTTCTTTATCCCCAAGACAAGAAAGACGATAAAGAAAGTTCGAGCGGAGCAACAGCTACTGCTACTGTTGCGCCTACTGTAGCATCAACCACAGAAACAGACCTAGAGAAGTACATAAGTGCTACGGTTGAACAACCACCAGATGAAGATGAAGGAGTTGACAATGAGTGAACTATGCAACAGTAAGTTTCTGAAGGATAGTCCACTAAACGTGTTGAACGAGAAGGATTTCAACACATTCATGTTGAAATTTGGAGCCTTCTTGTTCTTGATTAACAACAAGAACATCAATCCAACTTTCCTCTTCCTAGCTCTGGTGAAAGATGAGAACATGCAACAACTCTTCAGAGAGATGTCCGGTGTAGCAACTCTCCCTGAGATGTTGAAACACATTCTCGTCCAGTATCCTAACTTGATCAAGTCGAAGATTGTCAAGGATAACTCAATCAAGATATTGAAAAAGAAAGAGCAAAAGAAGAAACGAGAGTTTGAGAAGTATCTGAAGATGGCAAACAAGAGAACTAAGAAGATCATCAAAAAGAGGAAGAAAAATGCCCCTAAGTGACTTCCAAAAGTACTTGTACAATCTTCATTTGAAAGTCTATCGTAAGAAGGAACAAAAGCCTTATACGGAACGTAAGAACTTTGACAACTTCGAAACAGAGCATCCTGACAAGTATGCATCGCTAATCAAGATTTCTCAAATGTTGACTAGTATGCCGCATATCAACAAGAAGCTCTATTTCGAAGCTCCGTATGCGCTGTATCCTGATAAGAAGTACTTTGGGCTTGATTTCTACACCAAACAACTCGCAATCAAAGTATACACACTATACTTGAAGCAGTTGAACGAACAGTCGCCAGATTCACCTTCTCAGTTGGAATTCATCACAGACTCCTTGAAGTTTGTACGTGATTTTTGCATACAAGAGAAGATTGAACTGAGTGTCTACTTCAATCATAAGTCTTGCGTTGTGTATAGTTGGGCAAAACATATAGCCGAATATCACACCAGTCCTTACTTCATTATCGGGTTCGCCTATCTAGGTGTGTCTGTTTATGATCTGATGATGGATATGCCTGATGACGAAAGAGAGTTGCTACTTGGCGAATTGCCTCACAACTACGCTTCGTACAAATGCAAACTTGATTCCTCAGAGAAAGCTAAGATGCTCGTTATCAAAGGGTTAAAGGCTATCGACGAATCAATACAAAAAGAGTTGACAAAGGTGCAATAATATGCTATCCTATGAGGTAAATATTCATGTATCTCGCAATGAGGGAAAGGAACATAATGAAGTAGAAACATTGAAAAGTAAAGAAAAAAGTGGAAATCGGTTTGAAGTGTGATAAGATAGTGGAAACGTTTGAAAAATTTGGAAAAGGAGTACAACATGATTGACGTTAGTAAAATCGCAGAGAAGGTAATGGGTAAGTTGCAGGCAAATTCGCAGGAAAACTATTCGAAAGACATCCTCAAGTTGGAGATCGGAAGTGTGGTAACAGGACGCTTCCTGCTCAACATTAACGATCCCGAAAACACCATATGGCCATACGCATGGCATGGTTGGACAAGCACAAATGGATCAGGAAAGAAGATTTTCTTCCTGTGTCCTAGCACCTACGGAGAGACCTGTCCTGTCTGTCAGAAGTCCATCAAGATGTGGAAACAAGGCAGCGAAGCAGAGAAGGAAATCTCAAGGAAGATTAGTCGTAGAAGGAATCGCGCCGTTAACTTCTACATCATCAACGACAACAAGAACGCTGAAAACAATGGTACAGTCAAGATTTTCCGTTATGGAGAACAGATTGATACTATTCTGAAGGAAGCTACGATTGGTGACAACAAGGATGTATACGGTGATCGTATTTGGAAGCTCGACGAGACTGGTTGCAACTTCCGTATCAAGGCAACTGCCAACAGTGATCGTAAGGACGCTTGGCCTACCTACGTGACATCTTCCTTCTTGCCTCCTAGCAAGATTGACGGTATGACACCTGAGTTGGCTGAGAAGATTTACAACTCTTGTTTTGATCTCACCAAGCAGTATGAAGTGAAGACCTACAAGGAAATCGCTGATATTCTTGAAGAGCATTTCACAGTCTACAGTGAGTCAGGAAGGGTTACTGTTCCTGAAACACCGCAGGCACCACGCGAAGTTCCAATTCCTCAGTATACTCAGTACAAGGATGCAGAACCTCCTAAGCCTATTCCTCCTGCACCAACAGAAGCCCCAAAGGTCGAAGTTGCTGCAAGTGATGATGAGATTGATAACATTCTCAAGGAAATCAACGGTAAGTAAAGGAAAAGCAAATTATGAGCAATCTCCCACCAGAAATGGATGAACTACGTGATGTGGCAATGTTAACAGGTATGTTGAATTCCGACATCAAAGCAAAGAATCAAGGTTTGGTGGGAAGCTCAGAAAAGCTAGCTATGGCACCAGTGGACATTAGGAAGGTTATACCAAATGTACCCGTTCCTAATGTCCCTGTGCCTCGCCCTCCTTCTATTGATATTCCTACAGACCTATCGCAGATACCACCATCAGCACCTTTGATTCCTATGGATGATATTTTTGCTGGTGGAATTCCAACAAGTCTAGCAGGAAGAATCGGAGGAGTAGTGCCTAATGCACCCGCTCCAGCACCAGTTGCTCTACCTGAAAGGGTCTATGTAGGCCAAAACCCACCACCTCTTCCATCTCAACATATGCCTGTTGCTCCTACGGTAAAACCTGAACCTCCTCCACAAATGGAGTTTGGGTTTACCAGCAGACTCGACACAAAAGCAACACCAAACGACATGAAGGCTTACTTGGTCGAACAACTAGAAAAGATCAATGACAATATGATGTTCCTCGAACGTCGTGTCAAAAGTCTTGAAGGTATGCTCAAGGAAGTTCTAACAAGACGTAGCAAGAGAAATACTAATGAGCAAGTTTGAACAAGACATCGAAGCACTCAACAAAGTGCCTAGAATGGCAGTAAAGAAACACGTACCTCCTACACTAAAACCAACAAAGAAGGTAAAAGTTGTTGACACTGAGGAGGCAGTAGCTATCTTATCTGAGAGAGTTGA